GTTGTGTATTTCCGGACAATCCCGGACTAACAAAGATTACTGCTGAAGAGCGTGATGAAATAATGCGCCAGCGTTCATAGGACTTACTATTACTAACTGGCTATCTACACAAGGCTTTCGCCTTTTTTGTGTGTCTTAACTCTCTAGGATTGTTTGCCCCTCAAGTATTACCACACCTGTTTCTACACTAAGTTTTGATTTAACGTCAGCAAAACTACCTTTCTACGACTTGAACTTAATCAAGGAGAATCTGGATCTAAAAGGTGACACCAATTTGGTTTTGTTGTTTAAAGTCTGTACAAACCCCCACGCAACGTGGAAAAATCAGACTATAGAAATTATACTAATGTACCGTCTATATCTACAAAATGTACCTTTTGATGGTCATTAAGTTCTACAGTAGCACTATTATGCTCATGCTCTCTTACTGTGGTCTTCTGTACCCAACATCTTCCATCTGTTAATTCCTTAACAATTTCATTTGCTTTGTCAAAAGCCATTTCAGCAAATCTTTCACAACCAGTGTGTGAAACAACTCTCATGTCAATAAGACCTTTGTCTTGTAACATTTGAATAGTTGCCATTTCTGGATCATTCTCTGCTACCAAGTAAGTATGATCGAACATATATTTCAACCATTCTTTAAGTGGCTTCAATCCACCAAAGTCTACTATCCAGTTACTGGAATCTAATTCGTTACCACCAAAGATAAATTCAAACTGTAATGCATATCCGTGTATTAAGTTACAATGGCTATCTGCTTTCCATTGTCTAAATGCACAACTATGTCCAGTAGAATGACTATACGTTTTTCCGCTATAAAATCTCTTATTCATTATAGACTTACTATTTTAGATGTTTGTTTTTTATATCCTTTGGCAACTTCTTCCATTGTCGCCCCAATAGACATAATGTGGCGTGTGGAAATTTTTACTGACGACTCTTGTTCTACGGTCATCAAGTACGGCATTAGTCCGAAACCTTTTTCACTACGTCCAACAATTAATGGCTGTTCGATAGTTATTTCTTTTGTATCTTCATCTCTGAGAGTGCCAACTAGCTCTTCGCCAGTGCTGAGTCTTAGTGAAACAATCTCGCCTTTCTTTACTATATTTACTAACATAAGGAATCCCTTTTAAATTTAAATATTATTATAACGCAATATTTAGACAATGTCAAGGAAATTCCTTAGTTATTTTGGTAAATGTTATTATTCGTTTATAATGCCAGCTTCTTCAGGTGTCATGTCAACTATTCCTTCACGGATTAATTTTGCTCTGTTCACCATATGCTTTGCTTGAACTTCTTCCTTACTACCGCCGAAGTATGCTACAGCATGACCTTCTTCGATTAGCATGGATGTTGCAGGTCTCCACGAATCTGTTTTAACATCATATACATCAAAGTCGCCTAGTATCCTACCAAACTTACCTTTCATGTCTTCGCCGTCTTTATTAATTTGTGTTTTTAGAACACATGTCTCGCCCATCAATGATTGTAGTCTCGCCTTTGCGGCTTTACCGAATACTTTTTCAACTTCATCTGATGTTCTTGACTCTGGGGTGTCGATGCCCATAATTCTTACTCTTTCATCAGTTAACTGAACACCAAAACCTAAATCTATATCTACGTCTACTGTGTCTCCGTCAACAATTTTTACGACCGTGCAATTATACTCGTACATTGTTACTCCTTGTGATTTCAACCTCCATCCTACTGGAAATTGTATAAGAAGTATTTATCGTTTAACTATAGTTTTAATCGTTCCTAACAAGGAATGTATGATTTTCTATAACAGTTGTTGTAGGATAAACCGTACTCCAACTAGGTGTTGAAATATGATGATTATAATAATGTGTTGCTCCGCCGGACACATCTCTGCTCCAACCAGCTTGAACTTGCAGAGCAGTTTCAACTGAACGTCTCCAATCACGCATGTTGGCTTCGATAACTTTGCCGCGTCTCGGGTTCTGTTTGTAACGTATTTGCACAACGTCTGGTCTACCGTCGCAATACCAACTAAATTGACACATGTCTCTTACCACACGGTCATTCCATGTTTTTGCTTGTAACACAACACCGCAAACGGTGTTAGGGTATTTGTCGTGTACTACCCTATTTTGTACTACATGGGCTACTGCTGTTTTGCCTTTCCAACCTTCGCCTCTTGCTTCGTAGTAAATGTTAAGCGACATGCAATATGTTTCTTCTACATTCTTTACGTCCATGGGAGCAGTGCCGACCATCATAGTCAACATTATTGCTTTGGCTGTTAATATACTTGTTTCAAACATAATTGTACCTTACCTTATTATATGCATATTATACTAGATTATGTGGTGTATGTCAAGAACTTAAACTGATTAGTTTAAGTAATTACTTATCAAGAAATATCAACAAATGGTATTCTTGAGGCTTTTGCAAATGCTTCATCTCCAGTCATTTTTACATCTTCATGCCCGGGCATAGGATCTTTAACTTTTACGATTACAGGAGCGCCAACTCGGCTCATATCTTCATTAAATTGAAGCCATTGGCTATCTTCAGGTTTTAGCTTTCTGTCACTTACTATTGCATCAACTGGGCACTCTGGTTCACAAATAGCACAATCAATACAAATATCAGGGTCTATTACCAGAGTGTTCTCTAATTCAAAAAAACAATCTACTGGACAAACAGCGACACAGGCGGTATGCTTACAATCTACGCACTCACCTTTTACAACGTATGTCAATTCATTACTCCTATGGTTTAACTACCATTATTTAACCAAATCACACCATAACTCGTCTATTCATTGGTAATATTGTAAATATTATTAACTGTTTGTATGAACCAGTTGACAAGTACAATATTGCACCTCTCATTAAGATGTGCTAGATAGATAAGGAACTAGTTGTTCCACAAACAGTCAACAACAACAGAGTCCGGACTCGATGTTTGTTATACATTAATACTTTGCAAGTATAGTTGCTCAGATGCTAAATTCTTAGCCTTAGCTTCGCATTGTATGTCGAAGTTGTCCCAAAAGGATAACGCCCATGCATTAGCCTCTTCGTTAGGGTAATAGTCACTGTGTGCTCGAAGTTTTTGTTTCTTAGCACCAGCTTCTAATAATGCGGGTAAGTTTTGTAATCCATTGTGATTAATTTCTTCACCTTCTTCCAACGCCATTGCTAATCCATGATCTCTACTATAACTATAATGCATAGCAGGACGTACACCACGCCAACTATCAATAACTCGCTTAACTCTATCATCGTTAGGCTGTATGTATTCTTCATCTCTAATCCAGTGATGATGCACATCTAGTACTAATGCAACATGCTTCTCTAACTTCAATGACTGATCAAGTCCGTGACACATTTCGTCATTCTCGATAGTTATAGTGTTTCTTGCAACATCAGATAATCTAGGCAATATATCGATAATTCCTTGATAACCTTTCCTACCTGAGATATGCACATTAATTTTAAAGTCTTGGAACTCTTGTCCATAACCCATCCAACGTGCCATGTTTGCATGATACTCGAACTCTTCTACAGAACGTTCAACAACATCTGGACGATCACTAGCAAGGACACAAAACTGCCCGGGATGAAAAGAAAGACGAACGTCACGACTTTTAGCCAACTGTCCAACTTTAGCAAATCCTTCTTCCAACATTTTAACGTTAGTAGGATCTTTCCACATATATTTCCAATCATCTTGTGTTGCTCCGGGTAGTTGGTTACTACCTAAACGCACCATCCTACGCTCTGCAGGAAGTGTGCTAACATAGTCTACTAAATTATATGCACTTTGCATATTATGTTCAACTATGTCTAACATACGCTCTTCAGCAACAGCCTTAGTCTGTCTGTTGAGCCATGTTATAGTAGTTTGGCGTTCTGTGAAGTTAGATTGTATTTCTTTAAGTACTTTAGGCTTCTGGTCCTGATCAGGATCCATATACTTACAGCAAAATCCAATACGCTTCTGAGATGTGTCAAACATATAGTAATACCATATCAATTAATTAAGCTCTAATTATACACTACTATATGCCGGTTGTCAACTAAATAATGCTATGGAAGAACAATAATGGATTTTGATGGAATAATTGCATGTGGTGATAGTTTTACTATCGGACCTGTACGAAAGGGTGAATTTTTCACAAATTTCGATGGCACTACAACTGAACGTGAGCCACAGAATGCTTGGCCCGTCTTTCTAGCAGAAGAACTTAATGTGCCAGTTGTTAATGTATCTAGAGGTGCCGCAAGTAATACAGAAATATCGTTGCAACCGTTACAAACTACAAGTACATTTAAAAAGCCGTTAATAATATTTGGATTCACTATTGATATTCGCTATCCATATTTTGGTAAGGATGGACAAATAACTAGTCTAAACGGTATGCTAGATAGTGACTTTGAACTAGAAGACTCCCTAAGGGAAAATCAATCTACACTTGCTAAGGATTTCATGCAACGATTTTTATTACCTACTAAAGCGAATGGTTACACTGGCATGGACAACTTATTTGTTGAGTCTGTAAAGAGAGCAATGAGCTACGAAAAAATTAATCCTAATGCTACCGTAATATGGGGTGACATACATAGTGAATCGGTATTTAATGAGCATAGAAGTCTAGCTCTAAAAAAGCAATTTTCTAATAAAACTATGTCACGTTGTTTTAATAGTGCCAATAATTGGTTACCATTACAAGTATTAAGTACTACAGACGATCACGGCTTCCAAATATCAAGTACTGACAGTCATCCTAACAAAGATGGGTGTAAACTGTACGCCGAAACAATACAAAAATTTATTGCTAGTATCTCTTGAAAAGCGGACATCTAGCATAAATACAATTGTAGAAAGTTTACAGACTTCTACATAATCGATTATGTAAATACGTTGGAGTAACGAAATGGCAGATACAAATAATTTCTCGTTAAAAGGACTGGGCAATCTTGTCCAATTTGGAAAACGCGGATTAAAAATTCTCACAGACACTACAGAAGACTATTTCAAGTTCACAGATAACAATGGATCAACATTAGTTGAAGTGCGAGGCGCCAACGCCACTGTTGCTTCCGCTTTCCTTACTAAAGGACAATTTGATGCGTCTACCCAAGCTGTTGCACAGTATGTTAGTACAGAAGTGCAATTTAACAGCGGATCAACTACTTTATTCGAAATACCGGCAGGAGCAATGGTATATGGTGTAACAGTTGATATCGGTAGTCCATGGGTAAGTGCAACAGATAGTACAGCACTTATAGTTGGAGATTCAGGTGACACGGATAGGTTATTCACAGCCGGAGATGCAGATATGACTGAAACTTTTCAGTTCCAAAGCAACTACATGGCTAGGTACAGTTCAGCAACAGATATTGTTGCTTCAGTAACAACAGGTTCCGCTTCTAGTGGAGTATGTACTGTAACAGTACTAGTTGTAACAGATAGCTTAACCATTAAAGACTTTGGTTCAGTAGCTGATAACGGAAGTGTGTAAATAGAAATTTTAATCACTTAAATTAAGAAGCACACTACGGTGTGCTTTTTTTTGGATTAAATTCCTTTAATCAGATAAATACAAATAATAAACACACATAGGAGCTAATATGTTTGGTATAGGAAAAGATACTGAGTTAGATAGAGAATCAGTATTCGAACAGTTGAAAATCGACGAAGGAGTCGTAAATGAGATTTATAAAGACCATTTGGGCTACCCAACTTTCGGAGTTGGACACTTGGTCCTTGAATCTGATCCGGAATTTGGACAAGATGTCGGAACACCGGTCAGCGACGAACGAACAAAGGCATGTTTTGAAAAAGATCTTGACACCAGCATCTCAGAATGCGTTGCATTATATGGAGATGGCTTCACAGATTGGCCTGGGGTCGTGCAAGAAGTACTAGTAAACATGATGTTCAATATGGGTAGAACAAGATTAGGAAAGTTTAATAACTTTCGCAAAGCCTTAGAAGCACAGGATTGGAAACAAGCTGGCATCGAAGGTAGAGATAGTAGATGGCACAAACAAGTAACTAACCGTGCTGAAAGACTAATGGTTAGATTAGAGAGCGTATAAAATGAAACTAAGTGATATTATAACTGAAGGTAGAGGCGTCCCACAGAGACCAAAACCTTACGGTGGCAGTAATCCTGTTGCAAAGAATATTGAAAAATTCAATAGACCAGTAACACATAGGGATAAGAAGAAAGAACTTAAAAAGAAAGGACCCGAGTTCAACAAGCATGATTATAATAGTCGTGATATGGATGAGGGTACTTACGTTGCCGCCAGAGCAGATATCATAAAAAACATTGTAGATAAAATACGTGATAAAGCATTCGATGATGACGATTTAGTTAGACAGTTAGCTTCTTTAATTAATATGAAAGCTCAACCTAGAAACGGTGGCGAGTTTAGATCCCAATGGCAACTAGATCCTATACAAGAAGAAGAAATTGAAGAACAAGATTGCTGGGACGGTTATAAGAAAGATGGTACTCAAAAAGGTACTGGAAAGAACAAAGGCAAACGTGTAAATAAATGCGTACCTAAGGAGTAGTTATGCATTGGTTATTCATACTAACATTAAAAGCAATCTTATCAAGCATTATAGGCAGTAGTTTCTATGCATGGTTTAAGAACACTAAAGTAGGTGTTTGGTTCCAAAAGCATGTTGATAGATTAATGGCTTGGGTAGCTCACAGATATCATTTAGAAATTTTATCCAAAGAAGATAAATGGTTATCACAATACCCATTACTAGCAAAGAGAATTGTAGATTTAGAACTTGAAACAAAAGTATTACATAACACAGTAGCTAACCTCAAAAAGAAAAAACAAAAAGAGTAATGTATGGATTTAAATGGGATAGTACTGCCCAAAGGGTTTGAACTACCTGAATGTCATCACTCTATAGAAAAATGGTGTAGTAACTGTGATAGAGATTATGTTACATACGCTAAGATACCACACTTCCGCAAATATAAAGAACTACACATGTGGACCAACGAAGAATTCAACAAACAATATCCCAACGGGATAGACTAACTAAATAACAATATGAAGATGACACATATAAACCCTGACGTACCCGTTTGGGAAATTACAGATTTTGATTTGCCTACTGTAGATTGGCAACATGACGGTATACTGGATCAAGGTAATAACAATCCTGTTAAAGACCTAAGGCGTTTATGTAAAATAGATAATGATAGTTTTATAGAAGCATGGAAAAATCATACCCAACAATTAGAAACATTTTTAAGTGAAGAGGCTGAAGAAATTCCAACAGTTAAACCGCTATGGATGGGAAGAATGGAGGGTATACAAGTTGGAGTTAAAGACTTAACTGTAATAAATGATTTTCCAGGTTTTAAAATGTCTCGGCATTTAGATAACCGAACGGTTGTTGGAGTGTTAATTATAAATTTACAAGACAACCCCGAAAACAGTAGTACAAATTTCTGGTCACATAATTGGGACGATAAAGATCCATGGTACTCTAGTCCTACCAAAGCCGGGACAGGTGTGTTTATGTTAAATAGTTGGAATACTAGGCACGACATAGACTTCAGTGTAGATCAATCTGACTCTAGATTAATAGGTTATCAAGTGATTGGCATTAATGCACTCATTAAATAGTATCTGTAACTTTATCCAGGCATAAATATTTCTTGTAAAACAACACGGAGCAACATGCCAGTAAAATTTAAACCATCACAAACTACTTTTGTTAAAGGCAAAGGTAAAGTAACAACTCACAACTATATTAAGCAACAGTCTAAAGAAGAACTAGTTAAATACATAAACGAAGGGCAAAAGAACAAAGTTAAGCAGAAATGCCGTAACGAACTTGTTAGGCGTGGTGTAGACTTAGTATGGACTGCAAAAGAATCCGAATAATTTCATAAAAGTGATAAATACTTGTTAAAGTTTAGGAAGTATTATTATGAAATTACAACATTTATTCGAATCGTATACAGAAGCTACTGATGATGTAGATACAGGGCCGACCTGGCAAGATGATCTACAAGACGCATTAGATGGCTATGATGAACATCAACACGACACAATCAAAGATGGTACTTGTCCTGAATGTTCAGGTAGTTCATATATGGACGGTGATGATGAGAACGGTGAAGATAGTTGCACAGGCATGCAGAATTATGCATGTGACGAAGGTGAGATCAGAGACAATACTTGGGCAGATGAATTAAAGCAATCAGCACCCAAACAACCAGTACCAAGCGAAGAACAAATTAAAAAAATACTTCCACGTTTACATGATGAATTTGTAAAGACAGGAAGATTCAATGCATTTGCATTAAGTGACATACTTAAACAACTGTATCCAGAAATTGCCCCAAGAGACGCTAGTGGTTATGTAGCAGACTTTTTACTCAACTACAAAGAAACAACAGAAAACACCAAAGACGAAGTACTTCCGAAATGTGAACTTTGCAAAGGCGAAGGCTGTGATGCTTGTGGTGGTACTGGTGAAGAAGATGGTTACATTCACAGAGATTTAGGCGAAAGAGCATACAAAGATGTTGGCGTTGCAGACACAGTTAAAGACCAACGTGGTAAAGAATTTAAGTTTGACAAAACCTCTAAGAAGTTTAAATCATTAGACGGTGAAGAAGCAGACAAATCAACTAAGTTGGGCAAAGACCTAATGAGAATCAGGAACAATCAAATGAAAAAATCTACTCCCAGCTATCCTAGAAAAGATAAACTCAAAGCTTCATGGCATGAAGAAGCTGAATTAAATAATTTAAGAAAGAGATCAGGACTTGAAGAAAAAGAAGGCGACGAATG